TTTGTGAGTGTACATTTCACGTTTTGCGCCGTCATAATCTATCGTAGGAATACTGTTTTCAACGATAATGACCTGCCCGAAGTCCTGGTTCTTAACAAGATACTCAAACAATCCGTTCCTCATCTCTGCACTTGTATCGCTCCCGCCCTCTTTCAACGAAAGAATCGGTGAATCCATCAACAGTATTCCAAGACCGTGTTTGCCTTTTTCGGACAAATACTGGTGCAGGGCAATTGCCACCGTTGCGTTAAGGAAAGCTTTGTAGCCGCCGCCGAACTTCTGCTTCTTTTTTCCGTTTACGACGATATCGAAGTCTTCGCTTTCGAAATCAAAATAGCAGTTGCTGAATTTATCAAACTTGACTTCGGTAAGTATGGTGTTCAGGAGATCATTGAAATCAGAAACAAACTCCGCCGTAAAATTATCCTGTGCCTTGAATGCAGCCTGATCTTCGTTTCCATCCTCTGTTTTCTTCGGAGTGGTTATATGTTTTTCGATTTTCTCAATGATTCCCTGCTGACTCGCTGAATCTACAGATTCCTGCAACATTTCTATCTGATTCTGAAGTTCCTGTATTGTCGGCTGCAGGTCCTGATTTATCAGCTGAGCAAGACGGCTGCTTTCTTCATCACACTCCTGTATGCGTTTCTTGTGCTCTGCAATCTCCTGGTCAATGTCTTTCTCGGCATCCATTACATCATTAAGCTGCGGAAGTATCCTCTGGAGTTCTGCCTGCGCTGCCTCCGCATATTCCACACTCCGCTGTACTTCCATTTCAGCACCACAGAACGGACAATGCTCGGGTTCTTTTTCTTTGGAAAGTTTCTGCTCGCCGTCAATAATAAAGGTGATCCGCTTTATATCCGAATGGTACTGGCCGCGGAGTATCTGGTAGCGGTGCTTCATCAGCGAGGCTGACTTCAGGTCTTCGTTTATATCAACGATTTCATCGGACAGTCTGCTGCGCTGTGCAGTGGCTTCCGTAATACGCCCCTGCGCCTCATTGATCTGTTGCATCAGCTGAGCAATTCGTTCTTTGACCTGTTCCGGGGAGAGCGCCTCCTTTTTCACAGCCAGTTTGAGTTCTGACAGGTATTCCAGGTTCTCGTTCTTAACAAGCGCACGGATTTTTTTCTCGGCGTTCTTTTGTTTCTTCCCGGTTACCTCTTTATATTCCTCGAATTCTTCCTCATTCAGAAAATAC